TGAGTGGCCCGTAAACGGCGTTATGCAGCGCCTGGACGCCGAAGACTGGAAAGCCCTTATGACCGCTGCGTGCCGCCAGGAGATCCGCATGGCTGCCGGCATTGGCGGTGGCGTCGTGATGCTTGGCGTATCGACCCGCCGCATGACCGTAGCGGAAATGGGTGACCTGATCGAGTTCATGTACTCGTTCGGCGCCGAGCGTGGCGTGGCGTGGCGCGAGCCCAAGGACGAGATGCCCGAGCAGTGGGAGGCCGCAGCATGACCAAGGCCGAGAAAGCGCATCTTTCCCGAGTCGCCGCGCTGGGCTGTGTCGCTTGCTACATGCAAGGCACGCCGGGCACGCCGGCCGAGATCCATCACCCGCGCGCCGGTCGCGGCAAAGGTCAGCGTGCAAGCCATATGGACGGCATCCCACTCTGCCCGGCGCATCACCGTGGCACTCATCACCCGGCCGTGCCAAGCATTCACCTGGAAAAGCGCGCGTTTATCGAGCGGTTCGGGACAGAGGAGACGCTGCTCGAGCTGGTTCGTCAGCTGGTTGAGGGGAGCGCTGCAGCATGACCGACACCCCTACCGGCCGCGCCTGCCCTGACTGCGGATCTCCCATGACTGACCTGCGGAGCCTAAACGCTCGCAAATGCACCAATGGCCGCTGCCAGCTGATTGCCGACTGGCACCTGGCGCCCGGCCAGATCCCCCTGATCGCAAACAACAGAGCCACAAGGAAGCCGCAATGAGCTGGCTAGAGATCGCATCAATGGTTCTTGTCGCAATCCTGGCTCCTCTGGTGGCCGCATGGGCAGACCTGAAAGTCACCGAACTGAAAGAGAAGGAAGCGAGCCAATGAACGGCCACATCATCCGCAATACCGGCTCAGCCGTAACCGTAGAGATGCCGTCCGGTGAACGCGTCGATGCTCCTTCCGTGGTTGCTGCGCTGGACATGGTGGAGCAAAGCCGCTCCATGCAGTGCACCTGCCCAAGCGGCGACGGCTCTCTGCGATGGCCTTGCCCGGCTCACCAAGTACGCGACCCTCGCACAGTTGCCGGCGTAGACGTTTCGTTCGAGACAGAGAGGCACATGAACTTCGCGCCGGAGGTGGCTGGTGAATGACTTCCTCTGCGGCGAGGCGTGGATTAACAGCGGAAGGCCTGACTGCCAAGGCCAATGCGGAAGCGCTTGCTCTCGCAATCGCGGACAAGATGCGCGCCCGGTGCAAGCCCATGGGTCTGCCGAAGTGGCGCCAGTGGGTATCGGCCGAGCTGTCGAGGATGAGCCCGCTGCTGCGCAAGATGGTGCGCGCGGCGCTGGAAGCGAAGGCGAGGGGGAGTAGATGACAGCCATCACCCTTCCATTTCCGCCCTCGACGAATACTTATTACCGCCGCGTTGGCGCCAAAACGCTGATAAGCGCAAAGGGTCGCGCCTACTGCAAGGACGTCACAGCGCTGTGCCAGGCGGCCGGATTGCGGAAGCTGGAGGGGCGCCTTGAGGTGGTGATTGCTGCATGCCCGCCAGACCGCCGCCGCCGCGACCTCGACAATATGCTCAAAGGCCTCCTCGATGCGCTGACCCACGGCGGCGCCTGGGAAGACGACAGCCAGATAGATCGACTGACGATTATTAGAGGCCCTGTAAAGGCCCAAGGATCTGTCGGCGTAGTGATTTCTGAGATTACCCAAGGGGAGGCAGCCTGATGGCCGCACGCAAGCACGACGACGACACAATCATAGCGGCGCTGACGGGGCGCACTGTTACTGCTGCGGCCGAGATCCTAGGGCTGCATCCTCGCCGGGTAGCTGCTCACAAGGCGCGACTTGGCCTGAAAGGGCATCTGCCTGAGATGAGCATCACGACCCGGCTGCCTGAGTTCCTGAAGATCAAGGGCACCTCACAGCTTATGAAGCGTGGAGAGGAAGAGCCTGTGCTGTCATGGGTGAAGACGAACACTGACGCTGAAGCGCTGGCTGAGATGTTCGAGCGGTTCGCCCAATCCTATCTGGAGGAGGCGCAGCCGTTTCCGGAGATCCCAGCGCCTTCGACCGAGCTCGATACCGACATCATCCCTTGGTTCAACATCGGCGACGCTCACCTTGGAATGCTGGCTCACTCCCACGAGGTCGGCCACAACTTCGACCTGAAGATAGGCGAGCGTGAGTTGGTCACGGCAATGATGCGCCTGATCGATCGCGCGCCGAGCTGTGAGCGTTGCGTCATCCAAGACCTCGGAGATATGACCCACTATCAGGACTTCACTGCCAAAAGTGAGTCCGGCCACGACTTCGACTACGACAGCCGCTACCCCAAGATGATTGACGTTGCCGCCCGGGTGATGCGGACCATCGTCGACAAGGCGCTCTCAAAGTTCCAGTTCGTCGACGTGATCGTTAACCAGGGCAACCACTCCCGCTCGAACGATATCTGGATGCGGACGTTCCTGTCGCACGTCTACAGCGAAAACCCGCGCCTGCATGTGCTGGACAACCGCAGCGTGTTCATACCGTACCGCATGGGCAACACGTTCGTGATGTGCCACCACTCCGACAAGTGCCGGCCGGCCCAGCTCGCGCATGTGATGGCGACCGACTTCGCGAAGGATTGGGGCGAGACGACCTATCGCTATATCGACATCGGCCACATCCACCACCGCATGACCTCGAAGGAACACCCGGGCGTCACAGTTGAGTCATGGAACCAGCTCGCCCCGGGTGACAAGTACGCCCATGACGGCGGCTGGCGGTCACGCGCGTGCCTGACCTGCGTACTGCGCTCGAAGACCTACGGCGAGAAAGGCCGTATCACGATCAGCGCTGAAGAAGTGAAAGACATCATCGACAAGGCTGTGCCAGGTGCTGAAGCACTCAAGCGCCGCGCTGTGTATTCGGTCTAAGGGGAGAACGATATGAAGTGCGCCGAAGAGCTTTTGACGCAGTGGGGCATTTGGGTATGGCAGAAGACCGGCGTGCCTCGGTATGTCTCTCCGATGCTGGCTGTGATGCGCGACAACGTGCCGTCGACTCATGCGCCGGATGCCTATATCACCGACGAGGATGCCGAAACCGTATCGGCCATCGTTGCCAGACTGAAGCGAGGCCACCCTCGCGCGTCGGACTGCCTGCACTTCTACTACGCCGACAAGAAGACCATGCAGCAGATTGGCCGGGAGATGGCATTGAACCGTCACCAAGTGCGCGAGCTGCTGATCGCTGGGCAGTGGTATGTGCAGGCTGAGCTAGATCGACGAATGGCAGCTTAATTTACATGTCGCGCCTATTGACGTGTTAACACGAAACTGGCAATCTGGCACAAATTGCGGTTTTACCGCTTCACAAGAGCCCGGCCACTGAGTCGGGCTTTTTTGTGTCCGTAATTCGGGCATCGCAAACGGCAGCTTGAAGGGCTCGCCACCCTGCGCCCGACCCTAATAGCCGGAAGGCCTCTGTCTTCACGCACAAATCTCCGGCAAACCTCTTCCGGCCCCATGCCTTTGACTGCTTCCTAGCTCCCTGGCGGATAGCGATAGGCATGTGAGGCCGGACTTATTCACGAGACTCCACTATGACCGACAGCCATCACGAGGCCGGACGCTCCGTGCCCGAAAGGGTCGGTGCTCTGGAGCAAGACATGCACCTGGTCAAGCACAGGCTTGATCGATTCGACCGGCACCATGAAGACCTCCCAATGCGGGTAGGGCGTCTGGAGCTGATCGCACAGACCCAATCCGAACTGCTCAAGTCGCTAAACACTAACGTCGAGGGCATGGGCAAGAAGGTCGTGTATGGCTTGGGTGCTGCTGGGGCGATCATTACCGTGATGCAGGTCATTGCCCCGTTCCTGCTGAAGGCTATGACGTCATGAACCTGATACCTGAGTGGCGCAAGTCGTGGCGCCTCACCAGCGTGCAGTTCGCCATCCTGACCGCAGCGCTTAACGCAGCAGCCGGGGCATGGGTAGCGTTCGACGGGCACATCAGTCCGATCCTGTGGGCCAGCGTCAACGCTGCGCTGGGTATCGCTGCCGCGATTGCTCGGAACATCCCTCAGCCGAAGGTTACGGGTGACCAGAAATGAAGCGCATCACCTGGCGAGTCGTCATCACCCTCTGCGTACTGAACCTATGCCTGATCGGTTGGGGAGTGGTTGAGGCTGTGCGGTGGGCTGGGTCGTTGGTTTCGTGTGTATGAGAGGAGTTAGAGAATGACCATGTATCACGTCCAGTCTGCCGGCCTCGGTGGGCAGCTACACGAGATCGTTGCACACACCTACGTTCAGGACTCCAACGGCCTTCGATTCATTGGCGATGACGGCGTGACTGTAGCCATCTTCACCAGCTTTGAGTTCATGAAGGTTGCGAAGCCTGTAGAGCCAACACCTACCGAGTAGAGAAAGCACCATGGCACGTCCAAGTGATTACACCTCAGAGCTGGCTGAGGCGATATGCCTACGCCTGGCGGAAGGTGAATCGCTCCGGTCTATCTGCCGTGATGATGCGATGCCAGACAAAGCGACTGTGCTGCGCTGGATAGCTCGCCACGATCTGTTCCGCGACCAATACGTGCGGGCAAAGGAGCAGGGCGCTGAAGCTCTGGCCGAAGAGATGTTCGAGATTGCCGACGATGGCTCGAATGACTGGATGGAGCAGCTCGACAACGAGGGTGCTGCAGTTGGCTACAAGCTCAATGGCGAGCACGTCCAGCGCTCGAAGCTGAGAATCGACACCCGCAAGTGGTATCTGTCCAAGATCCTGCCGAAGAAATACGGCGACCGCATTCAGCAGGACGTAACGGTCGACGTTAAAGACGGCTTGGCTGAAAAGATGGCGGCAGCACGTGAACGTGCGCAGCGGGGCTGACCCTGAGCTGCAGTTGATTGAGGACATAGCCAGCTTCACCCATGATCCGCAGGGCTTCGCGATGTATGCGTTCCCCTGGGGGCAGGGTGAGCTTGCAGGCGTTGACCGTCCTCGTGACTGGCAGTGGGAGACGATGGGCGTCATAGGCGCTCACCTGAGCAATCCAGAGACACGCTTTCAGCCGCTGATGATCTCGGTGGCGTCCGGTCACGGTATCGGCAAGTCAGCCGAGATGGGCATGATCCTCAATTGGGCCATGTCCACCTGTGAAGACTGCAAGGTCGTCGTCACGGCCAACACTGAGAACCAGCTGCGGACGAAGACCTGGCCAGAGATCGGCAAGTGGTTCCGCCTGGCGATCAACAAGCACTGGTTCAACGTCACTGCGACAAAGGTTGCCTCGGTCGACCCTGAGCACACCGATAGCTGGAAGGCTGACGCGGTGCCTTGGAGCGAGCACAACACAGAAGCATTCGCCGGCCTGCACAACAAGGGCAAGCGCATTGTCCTGATCTTCGATGAAGCCTCGAACATTGCCGACAAGGTGTGGGAGGTCGCTGAAGGCGCGCTGACGGACGAAGACACCGAGATCATATGGCTGGCCTTCGGTAACCCGACGCGTAACACAGGCCGCTTCCGTGAGTGCTTCACGCGCTACAAACACCGCTGGGTCACAAAGCAGGTTGACTCACGCACGGTAGACGGCACGAACAAGCAGCAAATCGCCAAATGGGCGGATGACTACGGCGAAGACTCTGACTTCTTCCGTGTCCGTGTGCGCGGCATGTTCCCGAGGGCGTCCGACTTGCAGCTGATTCCGACTGACTGGGTGGCTGAAGCCATGCGGCGCGAGGCTGTGTTCGGCCTGTCTGATGCGCTGATCTGCGGCATCGACATTGCCCGCGGCGGTGCTGACAACAACGTGATTCGGTTCCGCCGCGGCCTTGATGCTCGATCGATCAAGCCTATCCGCATCCCTGGCAGTGAGACTCGGGACACAACTGTGTTCATCGCCAAGGTGTGCACGACGGTGCAAGAGCACAAGCCCGACGCTGTGTTCGTCGACTCAACGGGCGTAGGCGGGCCAGTGGCTGACCAGCTGCGCCGGCTCATGCCTGGCATCGTCATCATCGACGTGAACTTCGCCAGCGCGGCACCGGATAACCACTACGCGAACATGCGGACGTACATCTGGTGGATGTTGCGCGAGTCACTGCGTGCCGGCCTTGCTATCGAGCAATGCCCAGACCTTGAGGCTGAACTGACCTCGCCAGAGTACACGCACAACCAGCGGGATCAGATTGCCCTGGAGAAGAAGTCGGAGATCAAGAAGCGCCTCGGGATCAGTCCTGATGACGCCGACGCACTGGCTCTGACCTTCACCTTCCCTGTTCAGAAATCACAACACACGCACGAGCAAGGCACAGCGCTGCTCAGCGACTACGACCCATTTGCGAGGCCATGACCATGTGCAGCAGCAAGCTCAAGAAGATCATCAAGAAAGTTGACCCGCTCATGGGTGGCGACAAGATCCTGGACGAACTGGGCCTGCCATCTGTGTTCGGCGATGAGCAGGGCTTCGTCCAAGAGCCAATCGAGATGGGCGCCTCGCAGGTTGCTGCAGCCCCTGATGCTCCGACCGAGGTCGATGGCGGCGTATTGGCTGCCCGTGATGACGAACGCCGTCGTCGTGCTGCTGCTGCAGGCCAGAACAGCACCATCCTGACTGGTGGCCTTGGTTCCGCAAACACTGGGCAGAAAACACTGCTGGGGGCGTAAATGGCTGACTCTCTGCGTCAACAGCTGGACCGTCGGCTGTCCCAGCTCAAGAACGAGCGCGACAAGGGCTGGCTGCCACTGTGGCGCGACATCAGCGATCACATTGCACCGGACATGGGGCGATGGAATACCTCGGACGTGAACGACGGCAAGCGCCGCGATCAGCTGATCATCAACTCGACCGGCCGTAGTGCGCTGAAGGTGCTGGCCTCTGGCATGTTCTCCGGCATGACCAGTCCTTCGCGGCCCTGGTTCAAGCTGGCCACGCCTGACGCTGCACTGATGGAGTTCGGGCCGGTCAAGACCTGGCTGCATCAGGCTGAGCTGGCGATGCAGGACGTGTTCGCACGCTCCAACCTCTACAACGTGCTGCCCACGCTCTACGCAGAGCAGGGCGCGTTCGGTATCGGCGCCATCGCCTGTATGCCCGATGACGACGAGTTCATCCGGTTCTACAACTTCACGGCCGGCAGCTACATGGCCGCGACCAGCGCCAGGCAGCAGGTCGACACGCTGTACCGCGAGTTCAAGATGACCGCGCGGCAGATGGAACAGCAGTTCGGCAAGGAAGCGCTCAGCTCCACCGTGCAGACGCTGCTGGGCACCAATCCGGACGCCTGGGTCGATGTGTGCCATGCAGTCGAGCCCAACGACAAGCGCATCGCCACGCGTGATGACAGCCGCAATATGCCGATCCGCTCCGTTTACTGGGAGAAGGGCGGCGACCAAGACAAGATGCTCCGCGAGTCTGGCTTCAAGTCCTCACCAATCATGGTTCCGCGTTGGGACGTGAACGGGGAGAACGTCTACGGCTCCGGCCCTGGCTCGGTTGCATTGGGTGACACCAAGGCGCTGCAGCTGATGGAGAAGCGCAAGGCGCAGATGCTGGAGAAGGGTGTTAACCCACCGATGGGTGCGCCTGGCTCGCTGCGTGGGCAGCGTGCATCGATCCTGCCAGGTGACATCACCTACATCGATCAGAACGCCATAGGGCAGGGTTTCGCGCCGCTCTATCAGATCGACGCCTCGTGGTACGGCGCATTGCGTGCCGAGATCATGGCGCACGAGGAGCGGATCAAATCGGCCTACTTCGTCGATCTGTTCCTGATGATCAGCAGCATGGACGACGTGCGTACAGCGACCGAGATTGCCGCGCGCAAGGAAGAGAAGATGTTGATGCTCGGCCCGGTGCTAGAGCGGATGAACGATGAGCTACTGGATCCGCTGATCGACCGAGTGTTCAGTCTGATGATGGAGCAGTCTGCACCACGCTGGGCTGGTCTGCTTCCGGGCAATCCAATGCTGCCACCTCCGCCAAAGGAACTGGCCGGCATGGATCTGAATGTCGAGTACGTGTCCATCCTGGCTCAGGCACAGAAAGCTCTAGGCGTGTCGGGTATCGAGCGCGCCATTGGCTTCGCTGGGAATCTGGCAGGCATACAGCCAGACATTATCGACAAGATCGACTTTGATCAGGCCGTCGACGAGTACACCGCAATGCTGGGTGTGCCGCCGACGATTGTCCGCTCGGATGAGGATGTCGCACAGATGCGCCAGGCGCGTGCGCAGGCCCAGCAACAGCAGGCAGCGATGGAGCAGATGAGCGCAGGCATTCAAGGCGCCAAGCTCCTCTCAGAAACCGATGTATCCGGCGATAACGCACTCACCGCACTGGTAGGCCAATGACCAACGCAGCCAACAAAGCCGCCGCCGACAAGGCCGCGGTACTGGATCAGTTCGCCTCGAAACAGGCCGACGATGACTTCCTCTGGCTGATGGGCCAGCAGTCCGGGCGCCGCTTCGTGTGGGGCCTGCTGAGCCGCTGCAACCTGTTCTCCACCAGCTTCAACACCCACGGCGGGCTGATGACGCTGGCCGAGGGCAAGAAGCAAATCGGCTACCAGTACCTGGAAAAGATCAACCAGCTCTGCCCCGACCTCTACGTCGTGATGATGAACGAGGCAAACGAGGCAGCGCGCAACCGACAGCTCCAGTTGGAGCAAACAGAGGAAACCAATGACTGACTCGACTCAAGCAAGCGCTCCGGAATCACCCACCAGCGCCGCGGCAGACGTTCAGTCCGGAGCCCCTGCAGTTGCACCTGTGACCGAGCCAACCCCGGCAACGCCGGAAGCTCCCGCAGCGGCAACGGCAGAGGCACCCGGCCAGCCAGTAACGCCAGTGGAATACACGGACTTCGCCGTGCCGGAAGGCTTGGAGATGGACGCGGAAGTGCTGACCAGCTTCAAGGGGATCGCCAAAGAACTTGGCATCACCCAAGAGGCGGCACAGAAGCTCATCGACTTGCAGGCATCGCTGGAGACCAAGCGTTCCGCTGCAGCAGAGCAGGCGCAGGCCGAACAGGCGCAGCAATGGGCAGCCCAGATCAAGGCCGACAAGGAACTGGGCGGCGAGAACTACAGCAAGACCGTAGAGACCGCCATTAAAGCCGTTGAGCAGTACGGCTCCCCCGAGCTGCGCAGCCTACTGAACGAAACCGGAATCGGTAACCACCCCGAGCTGGTGAAGTTCTGTCATCGCATTGGCAAGGCCCTCTCCGAGGATGGCCTGGTAATGGGCGGCACCCAATCCGCTCGCGAAATGAGCATTGTCGACGCCTTCAAGTAAGGCAAAACCGAGATCAGTAAGGAGAACCCACAATGGGTATTTTGACTTCCACCATGCCGACTCTGCTGGATAAGTTCAGCCGATCGGAGAAAGACGGCAAGATCGCCAAAATCGTTGAACTCATGGCCAAGCAGAACGATGTTCTGATGGACGCCGAGTATCAGGAGTGCAACGACGGCAGCAAGCACAAGACCACCATGCGCTCCGGTATCCCTGAGCCAACCTGGCGCATGTTCAACAAGGGCGTCCAGCCTTCCAAGTCCACCACCGTCCCAGTGCTTGATACCACTGGCATGATGGAAGACTACGGCCTCGTTGATAAGGCGCTGGCCGACCTGAGCGGCAACGCTGATGCCTTCCGCGTGTCCGAGAACATCGCCAAGCTGCAGGGCTTCAACAACAAAGCCGCGCGCTACATGATCTACGGCAACACGTCGTCCGAGCCTGAAGCGTTCCTCGGCCTGGCGCCGCGCTACAACGACCTGTCCGCCGAGTCCGGTGCCAACATCGTTGACGCTGGCGGCACCGGCTCCACC